ATGCTCTGATAACTGCAAAGTAACTGTGTGATCGGTGTTAATAGTCATTCCTTGAATACGGAATGGTTTAGCCGAGAAAGATGGCGTAGCATGGGTAATATTAACAATATCCCCAATAGCTAAATCTAAAGCAGTTCCGTCACATTTTAAAGACACATCAAGGCTTGATCTTGACCTACGAAGTATAATTTCTGCAAGTTCTTGAGCCTGATGCTGATTTACAATCATAGGAAAATCAAAGTTACCCTCAAGCAATATGTTTCCATCTGCCGTTTTCATATTGCTATGCGTGTCTGCACTTGCAAGTCCTGTTTCGTCAACTGGTGGAAATTGTGCGGTATCTGACTGATAATTTTTATTTTCGTTGGTAAAATTAACAATAACTCTATTATAACGAGAATTTTTGTTTTTACTTGCCACATTTATGCCACCAATAATATTGTCTTCTGTAAGTGTAACGCTTGCACTACCAGATGTTTCAACTAATACTTTGTATTTTCCCGCAGTAAAATTTAGATATGATCGAGTGCCTTTTACAAAGTCTGCCACAAGATCAATAGCTTTTCTTGATGTATCTACGACTGGGTGGCTATCTAATAAATCAATCTGACTTGCACCACTAAAAGGTGTTATGTTTGCATCTACTACATCGCCAGCCGTTTGCCAATCTGCAAAATTACTGTCAAAATAACTATCTGCAATACCCATACCAAATCTTTCATTTCTTAAATAATCTAACATTTGGTAAATGCCGTTATCTGAATACTCCCAAGTTGTACTATCATTTTGTCTATGTGAGCCACTACCACCAGTTTTTGTGCCGTCAAGATTTGGATTGTAAACTTTTCTACCTTTAACGATAGCTGTTACTTGCGGCAAAGAACCGAAAGCATCTGAGTTCCATTTAAATTTTAGTGCTATGTACGCAAGTCCTCTAAGCCGATGGTTTGACGTCCATGAGGATAATTCATCTAATAGACTAGATGCACTTTGCGAATCAGTTCCATAATGAGGCTCAACAGTAATTAAACTTGCGGCACTTGAACCCTCAACAGCTGGGTCGGCTCTAAAAAAATTTGAGTCTGAACTAGCAACTGTTCTTTGAGTATTGTCTGCTAAATCTCCATTAAATGTTACTTCAGTATCATTAACAAATATTTTAGTAATATCGTCTATTTCGCCCTCTGAAACTATTATAGCCATATACAAAAACTCGTTATCAGTTCCCGAAGTTTCTACAAAAATTACATTGCCGCCTACCTTTCTTGTTCCGTAAACTATTGGTATATGTGCATTTGCACTTATTTTATTAACTAATACACCTCTTGCGTTAAGGTCTGGTTGGTTGCCTCCAAAGTCAGGTATTTCAGGAATAGGATTTATCCAGCTAATTACATCAACAACGAGATCAACTACAAAATCTACAACATCAGTTACAACTTCTAATGCGTCCTCTACAATTCCACCCGGATCACACATCTGAGTACCTCCACAATCCGCCTAATTTTTCAAAGCCATATCTATCTAGTAATTTATCTGCCATCAACCTAGTTGATATTGTTAAATGAATATGCCTACCTTTTGCCTGATTTTTAATTATATCCATTGTTTGATTAAATAATTTAAATGATCGATATTCTTTTAATATATAAATTACTTGAACTGATAGTAACTGTTCTTTAGACCAAAGATACTCGTTAAATAAAAAAATTGTTATTCCAACTATTTTATTTTTATCTAAATCTTTGATTAAAATTATTTTTCCTTTTTGTAAAAACATCATTAAAGTTTGTTTCATCTTTGCTCTATGTATGTGAGGATAATCCAATGCTGGGGCCTCTTTTTCAAACTCATTTAATATTTCAAATATTTCGTCCATGTTTTTATTTGATGCCTCGTAGAAATGAAAACTAGCCATTAATCTCTACCCCATTTAATATCTCTTACAGTCAAAGCCGCAAATTCCATACCTTTATCTCCACTAAAAAATCTTTGTTGAGAATTATCTGTTGTAACTCTACCGCTTGTTTTTTCAAAGTTTCCCCAATGAGAGGTTAAATTTAAAACTAAATTAGCAGTAGTCGTATTGTCATTAATTCTGTATTCATCGATAGTTCCAAAGAATAATAAAAAAGGGTCAGCAATAAGAGCATTGTTTGCATCTAAAAAACCTCTGTAAATATAAACCTCTTTGTTTATAATGTTTTCTGATAAAGCTATTGATATATATGTTTGATCGACTCCAGAAAGTGTAAGCTGTAAACTGTTTTTTGTTGGTTTGTTTGTTTCATTAATACCAGTAATATTTTTTAAATGTCCGTTTGTAAGATAAGTTCTTGATGAACCCGATACACTCGATGTTATGTCAAAAGGTGCGTTAGTTAAATAGACTGGTGTACCAAATTCTATTTCTACTAATAATACTGGGTCAATGACCCCTGTTGCTAGTTCTGTTTTTATGGAACTGGTTAATCCTCTTGCCATTATAAACTCTCAATAACATCAAACTCAAAATTAAAAAGTAAGTTACCATCTTTATCATTTGCACTTGTTTCAAACTCTTGCATATCACTATTTAAATGAACTGTTGCTGGAACAGATTTATAAGTTACTGAACTGTTATCAGCTAATGCAGTTCTAAGTGGTGGCTCTATAGTAACAGTTGCGGCGTTACTTGAAGATGTAACATCTGCAACCACCATATATAATTTATCATGTGCAAATTTGATTAGGTCTCCCGCTTTTAATCTTCCAGCACCATCGCCAGCAAAAGCATCAATATTTATAGTTGTATCTCCAGCAGAATGAGAACCATTTACTAATAAAGTTCCTGTTTCGTTACCTTGACTATCAAAAGTAGTCGGTAAAGTTATAGTAAAATTTTCCTTACGACTTCTTTGTTTTATTATAAAAGCCATTATTGGGGCAAAATCTGATCTGGTCATAGTAGGATATGATAAGGTAAAACTAAATCTTTGGCCTTGAACTTGTCTCCTAAATGTTTTGCCACTATCAGTTTCACTAAATAAAGTTTTTTGATTTGATTTAAAATTAATTGCGTTGAACGCTGTATCAGGTAAAGAACCACTCATATCAATGCCGCCTTACCTTTTTCATTAACAGCACTATTAATCATGTTTACAATAACACCTCTGCTATTAACTAATAATTCATTGAAACCTCTTGCATCAACAGTATTAATATTAAAATTAACTGTAACTGCTTTTGACATACCAAGTTGATTATTTGGTACAACTGTACCCGCCTGATCTGGTACAAATAACTCAGGCCCTCTTTCTCCAACTATTGATGGTCTGCCTACGGGTGGTCGTCCACCATCAGCAAAACCTAAAAATCCACCTATAAAACTTAAAGCACTTCCAAAAGTAGAGGCTTTGCTTATTGCGGCTTGTTTTTGTTTTTCTTTTGTAATTAATTTTTCTATGGCAAGTTCAACTCCTTTTCTTGCAACTATTTCTATAATTGCACTCAAAACTTTTACTGCCAACTCTTGTGCTACTTTTTTAAATGTTTGTGCAAGATTTTCTCCTAATATTACTGAACGGGCTAGAGCCTCACTTGTTTTAGTTATGCCCTCGTTTATACCTTTTGCTACTGTATCTCCAATATTTTTAAATTTTTCTTTTGCTTTTTCTAAAGAATCTTTATTAAGTTGTCCTAGTTTTTCTGCCGTTTCTTTTATGTGTCTAACTATTTTTTGAAATCTTGTTTCTGCCTCTTTTATTGGTGGTAGCATTCCAACCTCAATAGTATTAGATGCGTGTTCTAAATCTTTTACTACTATTTTTACAGTATTTCCAAATCTATCAATTACTTCAATAATTTTAAAACCGGGTTTAAGTTGATCTTCAATATCCTCTATTCCTCTTAACTCTTTTATTTTAGCAATAAAAACATCTAATTGTGAAATAACTAAAGCTAATCCACCAATAAGTAAATTTTTTTTAACTGCTTTGTTAAAGCCAAGCATTGAAATTTTTGCAAGGTCTATCGATGCCGCTAGGTTTCTAAAAAATATAATAAGTTTTAAAGCTATAAAAAATTTTAACGTTCCTATTAGTAGTTGTGCATTATCATTTAAAAACTTAATAGCGTTAGATGACGCTGTTACTGCGTTAGCTAGTCCTTTACCAACCTTTTGTGCTATGCTTGTAATTAATTCTTCATTTGCGGCAAGTGTTTCATCTAATGCACCAAATTCTTTTTTGAGAGCAACGAAAAATTCCTCTGCAACAGTTTTTTGAAAATTAAAGAACTTATCTCCTATCATTGATAAAGTTCCCTCTAAAGTGTTAGCTAAATCACTTGTTGCACCAGCAAACTCTCCGCCTTTACCAAAAACTCTAAATAACGCCTCTCTTGTTTGTTCTACTGAAACAGTTGCACCAGCACTAAATCCTAACATAGATTTAACACCTTTTTCTCTAAATAAATCAGCACTTGAAATACCAGCTGATAATGACCTTTGAATTTGCTCTGCCGTTGTTCTAAAATCCAATCCTGTAACAGCCGCAACATTACCAGTAAGTTCTAAAACTTTTGAAAGTTCGTTTGCATCTTTACTAACAACAGCAAGTACACCCGCACCTGATTGAATTTCTCCAAGTGAAAAAGGCACTTTACCAGCAAATTTAGCCATAGCGTCAAACGCTTTTGCACCCTCTTCAACACTACCAAATAAAAATTTTAATCTAACTTGAAGTGATTCTACTGATTTACCTACATCAACAAAACCTTTTATTGCAACACCAGCACCTAAACCGATAAGTGCATTTTTTAAATTTAATACTGAATTTTTAACACCATCAACGCCTTTGGTTGCTGATTGCATGGCTTGTCTAGTTTTATCTTTTGCTACTAGATCAATATTTACTTTTTTTGTTGCCATCTATTTTTTCATTTTTAAAATTCGTTCTTGCCGTTCTCTTTCTTCTCTTTGAAGATCAAAGTAAGCAAGCCACATATTAAACTCTACATGAGGCATTTGCAAGATTTCTGATGCAGTCTTATGCAGTTTTTCAGCTAAAGCAAATATATTGTGTAGTTCTGGATTATTTTTTAGTTTTTTTTATTGTCGTTTACATCGACATTTTGAGTACCCATAATTTTACTGGCGACATCAGCTATTATATTTGTATCTGCTTTTGTTTTAAAACTAAGAATGTGAGTAGCGTTAAACATTTTTTCTCCGTCTTTGTTACACGCTTTTTCTATTATGACATCAATTAAAACATTAAGATCAGTATTAGTAGCACCTTTAAATATTTTAGCTTTTTCCATCATGTTGAAAGGTTTGCAATAAATTGCTTTATCGCCAACTAATCCCCACTCAGGAACTTCAATAGTTTGTGTTTCTAATCCAGTAAAATGATCTCGTATTCCGTCAAAATAATCAGGTTTTTTATCGTCTGGCATAAATTAAATTATACTGTTCCGATAGTTAATCCGCCTGTACCTTGAATAGAAACTGTTCTAGTAGTCACTCCATCAAGAGTTACACCAACACTCATTCCAGTTACAATCCCTGTTCCTGACAATTTTTGTTCGCCTGAACCTGAACCCTCTGGCATGAACTCAAAACTTAAACTAGAACCTTGTACTAGATTACCCTGAGCCGTATCGTCATCGTCAAAATTCATATCAATAGAGGCTGTAAATGTACCTCTACCAACAACATAAGATTTCATAGAACTACCTAATGCTGTGTCCTCTACAATGTCGTGTGTTGTATCAACAGTAAATCCAGTTGCTTGACCAATATTTACGCCACCAACATGAA